ACCCGCGCTCCAATCGCACGGTCGGGACCTATGGCGAAGGCACGGACCTGGTCGACACGCCTCTGGCCAGTGCTGGCCACGTCTGGGCTCTCACCGGGACCCCGTTGCTCAACCACGCAGCGGAGTTCTGGAGCCATCTGCATGCACTGGCACCCGAGTGCATAAAGTCCCAGGCTGGCGTGATGAGCGAGGATCTGTTCGTCTCGCGCTACTGCAACGTCCAGGACACCCCCAATGGCGTGCGTATCCTAAGTTCGAAGAACACCTGGGAACTCGCCACTCGGGTCAAGCCCTTTGTCGACCGGAAGAGGTTCAAAGACGTCGCCCTGGGCATGCCGGATCTCAGGATCGTCGAGTACGCACTGCCGGAAGATCCTGACGTGTCTGGACCTCTGCGCCAGCAACTGGAAGCCGTGCTCGACGCCATGGGCACGCCAGACCTCGACCAGATGAGTGACGACGAATTGCTGGCAGCGCTCCAGACAGGCACGGTGTCGTGGAGCACGGTGCGTCGACTGATTGGCGTCGCCAAAGCCCGTGGTGTGGCTGAACTGGTGAGTGACATGTTGGACGACGGCCTGGACAGCAAGGTTATCCTGTTCGCCCATCATCGCGAAGTGATCACTGCGCTGGAAGGCATGCTCCAGGATTATCAGCCGCTGGTGATCCATGGCGGCACACCCGATGGAGCGCGAGAACAGGCGATTGACCGTTTCCAGAAAGACCCCCGTCACCGGCTTATCATCCTGGCTATCGAGACAGCGGGCGAAGCCATCACTCTTCATGCTTCGCACAATGTGGTGCTGGCCGAATTTAGTCCCGTGCCTGCGCGCAACCAGCAAGCGATTGGTAGAGCTTATCGTCGGGGTCAGAAGCACCCGGTGCTGGCGAGGTTTGTCTTACTCCCCGGCACCCTCGATGCCCGCCTAATGTCGATTATCGCGCGCAAGACCCGGGACATTGCCACCATCGTCGACAACCAAAGCGGTTCAACAACGACCGCGTGAGTAGAAAATTTAACAACTGAAGAGAGGAAAATTCCGTGGCTCGAATATTTGTCGCCTTCAACGCCGACAGCGGCGAAGAACTGGCAGAACTGTTCGCAGGCTTTCTGGCCCATCGCAACCCGCCATCATGGCTGGGCCAGCCGTCGCCTCCGAGCGATCCGGAAGCAGCGGCTGCGGCTGAGATGCTTTCGGATGCTGACTACGACGCCCAGTTCCCGGACGATGACGAAGCAGGTTCCGCGACCATTGTAGGCAAGCCTGAACCCGAAGCCGAACCCGTCAGAGTGCCGCGCAAGTCCCGCGCTACTCGCGCCGTGTCCGCGCCGCCTGAAACACTCCAGAACGGTCCTGAGCCCGAGCCCACGACCACGCCTGCGCCACCACCGCCTCCTCCACCTTCAGCCGATCTGCCCCAGCTTGATGCTCTCAAGCAGGCAGTGACGGTAGCGGTGCGCCAAGCCCAGAAAGGCGAGGGTTCGCGCCAGATCCTTGACCTCCTGCCGGGCTTCAAGAGCAAAACTGGGTTGGCGTTTGTGATGGAGGCAGAAGACAAGCACCGACCCGCGCTCTTCGAGTTGGTGCAGGCGGCTGGCCTGTCGCCCGTCTGATGGCCGTCGCACCCAAAAGACACGCACGGCTTGGTCCGTCGTCCTCGGACATCTGGCTGACCTGCATGCAGGCACCAGCCGAATGGACCAGGGCACCACCCAAGCAGGTCGGCTACGCCGCGCACGCTGGCACGCTTGCCCATACGCTCTGCGAGGCAGCGCTCTTGCTGCACCAGGTGCCCTGGCGTGAAGGCGACAAGTTTGACGTGGAAGGCGACGAGGTCGAGGTCACGCAGGAGATGCTGAACGCCGTGTCGCTTTACGGAGCCACCACCGGCATCATTTCAGACATGAGCCTGTGGCGTGCCATCGAGCAGGAAGTCTCGCTTGGCTGGCTTTGGGATGGTTCACCGGTGCCCGAAGAAGTCTTTGGCACGGCTGACTTCGCTGCCTGCGATGGCAACACGCTTTTCGTGGTGGATTTTAAATATGGCATGAAATCCGTCAAACCCGAGCGAAACAGTCAACTGCTCTGTTATGCCGTCGGGGTTCTAGGCAAACTCCAGCAGGAACGCCCTGATCTGGCTGACACCATTGAGAGCGTGTCCATCCTGATCGTGCAGCCACGCGGCAGTGGCGAACCGGTGCGCCAGTGGTCTTTGGCTGTGGGCGAACTGCTTTATTGGTCCTACGCCGTGCTCAAGCCTGCCATCGATACCATCACCAGCGGTGTCGAATTGCCGCTGGTAGCGGGTTCACATTGCTGGTTCTGCGCTGCCAGTCAGGGATGTCCCGAATACCGCAAACTCAAGGTGCAGCGCAGCATCGCCTCTTTCCCTGACTGGATCGAGGAAGACCAGGAAGGAGTTCAGTGATGTCGCTTCCCCTCACGCCCTATGTCCTTGATGCCCTTCAGGTGGCCTACAATCATAGGTCGGGCGCACTTTGGCGACCGCCAGACACAACAGACACAGAGGACACTATCATGGCTACCAGGTCTATATTAACGCCTCCGGGCGTGACCTCATTCCTCAATCTCCAAAAGCCCCGTGCCGTCGTGGTTGGCGGTGAACTGCGTTATTCCCTCACCTTGATCTTCGACAAGGCAGCGCAGGCACGCCCTGAGTTCAAAGCGCTTCAACAGGGTATTGACGAGGCGCTCAAGGAGCGTTGGCCTGCTCGCTTGCCCGTCGGCCTGCGCTCGCCTTTCCATGACGGAGCCGAGAAGGCAGGGCAGTACGATGGCTACAAGGCAGGCGATATCTTCATCTCGCCTTGGTCCAAGGACAAACCGGGTGCGGTGAACGTCCGCAAGGAAGACATCATCGACTGGAGCGAGTTCTACGCAGGCTGGATCGCCCGTGCCAACGTGCGTCCGTTTGCCTATGACCAGGGGGCGAACAAGGGCTGCGGTTTGTTCCTCGATTCAGTTCAGTTTCTCCGTCCAGGCCCTAGACTTGATGGTCGTAAAGCAGCTTCTGAATCATTTCCAGATGATGCTGACAGCGAAGAGATGGTCTGATTATGGAATACTGGCGTGACATCCCACGTTATACTGGGCTATACCAAGCGAGCAGTGAAGGCCGTGTACGAGGACTTGATCGACAAGGTGCGGACGGTCGTCAGCTTAAAGGTAGAGTTCTGAAAGCGCATTTCCAGACCAGTTATCTGGCAGTCGTACTACGCAAAGATAACCGAAATTGGAATGAACGCGTGCATGTGCTCGTGCTTGAAGCGTTCCACGGTGTTCGCCCGCCAGGTTTAGAAGGTGGTCATCGCAACCATGTCAAAACCGACAATCGTGCTGACAATCTCGAATGGATCACACATTCAGAAAATAACGGTGCCGTCAGACACGATCCCAATATGCCGCGTTCCAGCCAACGTAAATTGACAGCGGACCAGATGCATTTAGTTAAGCAAATGGCCTTGGAAGGCAACCAAACGATGGTGGAAATCGGACGCCTGTTCGGTATCGACCAGAGCACGGTGTGGTGCATCAAAGTGGGACGTCGCAATTACGCAAATGTTTAACCTCCGCAGGCATGGGCGGCTTGCGCCGCCTGTGTCCTGTTATCCTGACAACACGAAAGACACCACCACCATGGCTCTGGACCCCCACGAAGACGACCCCCAGCTACCGCTTTCCGACAGCACCATCCGTCACCTGGCCCAAAAGTTTGCGCCCGTCCATCACGTTTCGAGTAGCTCGGGTCCGCCAACCCTGCCACCTTCTGCGCAGGCACCGAAGGCCGCGCTGACACCGGTGGACGCGTTCCTCAACGAGCGCACCCACTCCCACGGGGAGTTCTCCGTCACCGCCGAGCTGGCCCAGTGCCTCAAGACCCTGATGTATGGCTCGACCAACTGGGAGCACCTCACCAGCGTACAGCGCGAGGCCCTCGAACAGATCGCCACCAAGCTGGCACGCATCCTTTCGGGTAATCCTGCTCACCGCGACGCGTATGAAGACGTAATAGGTTATTGCACGTTAGTAATACGGAGCATAATCTGATGTCTATACACAGTGTATACAGGAACATGCTTCGTCGTTGTTATAATAGTACGGATGCGCATTTCCACCTTTACGGTGGTCGAGGCATCCGTGTCTGCGATGAATGGCTGAACGACCGACAGTTATTCTTTACGTGGGTGCAAAGCGCGGGATACGCGGCTGGTTTAACCCTTGATCGAAGAAATAATGACGGCAATTACACTCCAGACAACTGCCGGTTTGTCTCGATGAAGGAGCAGCAGCGAAACAAGCGGACCAACCTTGTCATAGTCTTTGGAGGTATCTCTAAAATCGCGACGGATTGGGCGCTTGACCAAGGGCTTGAGAGGTCAACCGTTGCTAAGCGCCTTCGTCGCGGTATGTCATTGGAACGAGCCGTATCCCCCTTAAGGCTTAACCAGAAGCCATGGGAGCACGGAACCCGTTCAGGCTATGATTGGCATCGTTGTCGTTGCGATGCGTGTCGAGCCTTTAACACTCAACGCGCTCGTGACTATCACCTGCAGCACGCTATCATCTGACTTGGCCCGCCAGTTCTTTCCCCTCAGGCGCGGTGGCAGCGCGAGACGGTGTGAGGCCGGTCCAAGGCGCGGTTCGGTGCGGGCTTGGAGTTGTTTAGCCGTGAAACTGCGCAAGCCACCATTCCTCTAACCAGAAAGTCCGATCATGACGCCTGAGAATCTGACCGACGAAGGCGCGTCTGGCGTGCCGGAAGCTGAGCCGGTGGCGTGGCGCTATCGGGCTCCCGAATGGCCTGCAAATTCATGGGCGTTTACAACACAAAAGGGCGCGTGGATCGGAGGTGACACAATTGTTGAACCGCTCTTCGCCGCTCCCCCTCCCGTTGCTGCGCCGAGTGGTGAGGCCATTGCACAAGCCTATAGAGCCGGATTTAAAGCCGGGAAAGTATGGGCCGAGCCCACGCCTGTTGCTGCGCCGTCCGTGGAAAGTCAGGAAACTTTAAGCCCTGGGAACCAACATGAAGATAAGTGAACTGATCGCCGCCGTCGGCAAGCATCGCATGTCGTTTCAGAACCTCGACGTCTGTGCGCTTTCCTTTGACCCTGGTTCCAGTAAAAGCACCGCCACCATCCGGTTTGAAACCAGTGAGGGGTTCACCAACGATCATACCACTCGTTTAGGTTTGATCGTCTGGCTTGACCGTGACGCTGTTAGGTCCATCCTCCAGACACCGGCAGACACGCTGGTTGCCTGAGAGGACACTTCGATGAAGACCCGGACTTTGATGTTGGCTGGCTCTTTTATGCTGCTGGCCTACGCCGCCCAAGCCTCGCCCAAGACGGGTGCCTGCGCCTGGAAACTCCTACCTTTTGAGGTACGCGAATGCAGCGATCAGACATCCTTTGGGCCATTCGGCGATCCCGCCAACGCAAACGGCAATTTAGGCAACAGGAATGGGCCGCGTTCGGACCTTCCCAGCAACACGCCATCCAGCAATACGCCGTCAACAGCGCCCACCTCGACGCTCTCAACGACTTCCTCACCTACGACCCCTACGCCATCCACCGCGACCACGGCAGCGTCACGGAACCCTGGCGGTGGAACGCCAACCCAACAGGGGGCTCCAGGTGGCGGCGGGGGTAACACTGGCGGTGGTGGCGTGATCAACCCGACCGGAGGCGGTGGCGGAGGCGGCACTGGCAACGGTGGCAACGGAAATGGCAACGGCAACGGTAACGGCGGTGACAACAACGGCAATGGTAATGGCAACGGTAACGGCGGCCATCACCAAGGCCATCATGACCACGATGGGCACGAGCATGACCACTCCAAGGGCGGCAGCCACGATCATCATCGCGGCGATAGCGATGGTCGTGATCATCATAGTGCTGACCACGATGCTGATCATGTGGGCGATCACTTAGGAGGCAAACCGTGATCCTGTTCGCCCTTGGCTTGGTCCTGGGCATCAACCTCGGTGTCATCCTGGGCTATTGGCTGAAAGGCCGTGCCCAGCGCGTTGACACCGACGACCTCTACGAACCCTACGACCCCAGCAATTTGCGTTAACCCCAATCAGAAAGCCGGACTATGTCCGTCCCGATCATCTCACTGGATTTTGAACTGGCGAGCACGCTCGACCTCACTGAGGTAGGCAGCTATGTCTGGACCAAACACCCAGACACCGTGCCGATCCTGGCGGGGTTCGCCATCGTCTACGATGAACCCGAGTGCCTGGTGTTCGATAATCTCGACCCTGTGCTTGAGCATAGGCTGCTCGATGCCGTCGCCCAGGGTGCCGAGATCCACGCCTGGAACGCCAACTTCGAGTTCCAAGTCTGGAACAACATCTGCGTGCCTCGCTTCGGCTGGCCCGCGCTGCCCATAGAACGGTTCCATTGCTCCATGGCGGCAGCAGCTTGCGCCGGGCTGCCGATGTCCCTGGACGACGCTGCTGTCGCGGTGTCTTCGCCCTACACCAAGGATAAGGCCGGTCGTGCCCTGATGCTGCGCATGGCCCGGCCCCGGCGCGTCAACCCCGACAGCACGCCGGTGTGGTGGCACCGGGAAGACCCGGGCAAGCTGGCCCAGTTGGTGGCTTACAACCTGGCTGATGTCAGAGCCGAGCGCGAAGTATGTCTGCGTATCCCCCGTATGACAGCGCGTGAGCGCCAGATCTGGCTGGTCGACCAGCACATGAACCAGCGCGGCTTGCCTGTGGATGGTCCTTTGCTCGATGCATTGCACGCCATCACCCTTCAGGAACTCCTACGGCTCAATGCCGATATCTACCGGCTTACCCAGGGCGCGGTGTCTGGCGCAACCCAGAACCTCAAGCTGCTGGAGTGGGTCCAACACGAAGGCTATCCCCACGACACGCTTGAGCGCGACACCCTTGCCAGTTTCGTGGCCTCGGACGAGTTCGGAAAAGTTTCTCCTGACGGGCAAGCCGTACTCAGGCTGCGCCTCGAAGCCTCAAAGACCTCGACCGCCAAACTCAGGTCCATCGCCCAATATGCCCGCATTGACAACCGTGCCCGCAACCTCGTGCAATATGGCGGCGCTGTGCGCACCCTGCGCTGGGCCGGTAGGGGTCCGCAGATCCAGAACTTCCCCCGACCGGTGGTCAGGCACCTCAAAGAGGCCATCAACCAGATCCTGCTGGGCATGGACGCTGACGGACTTAGGCTCCTGTTCGGCAATCCGCTCGACGTGGTGTCCTCGTGCCTGCGCGGTGTCTTCAAGGCCCCGGAGGGGTTCTGTTTTGTTGTCTGCGACTACCATGCCATCGAAGCCATTGTCGTGGGCTGGCTGGCTGATTTTGGTGAGCTGCTGGAGGTCTTTCGTCGTCACGACGATGTGTATGTTTTTACGGCCAACAGCATCGGCTCGACCGACAGAACCCTTGGAAAAGTCCTTCGGCTCGCCGCCGGATTTGGGGTTGGCTGGCGCAAATTCCAGGAAACAGCCGCCACTTATAGTCTGTTCCTGACAGACACCGAAGCCAAGGCAGCGGTGATCGCCTTCCGGACCTCCAATAGGCCCATCGTCGAATTCTGGCACGGCTGCGAAGCCAGCGCCAAAAACGCCATCCAGAACCCTGGCGATAGCTTCCCCTTCAGGAAGGTCAAGTACCGCATGGCGAACCCCAACGGGCGTTTGGCCGGGGCGCTCTTATGTGAACTCCCCTCAGGGCGAAACCTGGTCTACCGCAACGCCCGGCTTGAAAGCGGGAGGATCGTGTTCTGGGGTGTCAACCAGTACACCCGCCAATGGTGCGAACTCGACACCTATGGCGGGAAGCTGGTCGAAAACATCACTCAGGCTGTCGCCCGTGACCTGCTCGCCGACGCTCTCGTGACTTTGGATGGAGCTTTTCCGGACACGCTGCTGACCACGGTCCATGACGAAATCATCGCAATTACGGAAACCGCGTGTGCGCCGACCATTCTCAGCGGCATGAGCCACGCCATGAGCACGCCGCCAGCATGGGGAGCGGGACTACCGTTGTCAGCCCACGGCGGCACGACAGAAAGGTATGGCAAGCTATGACAGACGATCAATTCAGTGTCTGGCAATTCCTTTCAGATGGCACGCAGGAACGCGTCCGGGATCACGTCGACGCCAAGGAAGCGGTCGAAGCCGCAGCGCATTACACCGACAATGTGGCGGCTAAACTCGGCCTGGTCGAACGCGTTATCATCACTGACGGAGATGACTTCTGCTGTTTCGACTGGCGAAAGGGACAGGGGGTCGTTTTCAAATGAGCCACCGGCGACAACTGAACGATGCGCTTGACGAAATCCGACGCCTGGGCGGGGTCGTGGATAAGGTCGAACAGAATAAGCACTGGCGAATTCATTGGTCGCTCAACGGTCGGAAATTGACCCAGACCGTGCCGGTGAGTGGTTCCTGTCCCTATGGTGCCAAGAAATCACGGGCCGACATTCGCAGATCAGCGAGGAACGCAGCATGACCAACACTGCACGAGACACCATCGCCTATGATCCGGTCCAGCTCTACGACAAAGGATTTGGCCCCCGTCTTGTGTCGGTGACGCCTCCCGAGTGTGAAATTTCGCCTTCTTCCAGTTTGCAGCCCAAGCATAGGGGTAAGGCCCCGGGTCGGCTGACCCAGGCGGGCTGGACCTCGCTCGACCTCAACAATGAGAAGTTTCGCTGCCATGATTATAATACCGCCAAGCTCTGGCGCGACCAGTGGGGAGCCAACACTGGTTTTGTCGCAGGCGATGGTTTCATCGTTATCGATAATGATCAAGGGCGCACATTTTCAGACGTGCTCCAGAAACTGCTACCGAACCCCCTCAGGCGTTATGTGCTCGACCCCAAGCACGAGCGTGACAGTTTCTTCCTCAGAGTGCTCGATTTCGTTGGTGACGGTGTCAACGTCGCCAATCGTGAGCTGAAATTCAAGCAGGGCATGCTCAGGGCCAGCGTGCAGATCCTGGCCCAGGGCAAGCAGAGCGTGATCGCTGGCATACACCCAGGCACCAGAGCGCCCTATGCCTGGTCTCGTGAGTTGACCAGCCTTGAGGATATCCCGGTCGTCTCCGTCGAAAAGTTCGATGGTCTCATCCTGGAGTTCATCAGGGAACTCGCTCAGTTGGGCTGGAT